GACGTGAACTTGAAGGATTTCCAAAAGCTGGTTTTGCAAAAACAGCCAAAGGGCAGGAAGCAGAAGCCATAATTGATTCTTCTATTTACCCACTTCAGTTGCAAGACGTATCAAAAGAAAACGTTCCACCAAACCTAAAACAGTTTATGGGTACTAACCCTGAAATGCGTTTAAACGAAATGGCTGTTGTTGCAGAAGACAATTTAAAGCTTGAGCTTTTGGCCGACGAGATGGACAATATGTTTAAGGAAACAGTCTTTAAGGCGTATGGCGAACAAGTGCCAATGCCTAAAGATTACATTTTGACTGAAGATACCTTAAAGGGATTGACTCCTGCGCAAGCGTCTAATCGCGTAGCTAGAAAACAAGAATGGGTTACCGAAAAACGCGGAGAACTTGCAGGCATTGCCATTTCCAAGGACCCGCAAATTGTAAGCTACAGCTATGACAACGGCAGCAAATGGATTAGCCCCGGTGATTTGGCAGATAACGCAACGCACGAAGAAATGGTAAAAGACATTGGCTGTGCTGGCAAGTGGTGCACGAATAAAAGTACGTATGCTTTGGACTATGGCTCTGGCGAAAACCGACTAAACATTTTGCTTGACAAGAAGTTTGAGCCCCGTGTCCAACTTACAGTCAATAGCCCCCCAGTAAGTGTTCGTGAATTTATTTTAGCAAATCCACACTTGCCAGAAATTGACACGCTGACAAGGGATAGAACAATTACATCAAAACGGGCAGAGGAGTACATTAAAACCATGCCTGAGTACCAAGACTTTGTAAAACAAAATCAGAATACAAAAAGCATCACGGAAATTAAAGGCCAATTTAACAACCCTGATTTAAAAAAATCCCCTTACCTTAAGCAGGTTCAAGATTTTGTTAAACGTCAAGGCCCTGACTTGCAGAGCGTACACAACTTAGACGGTATTAACATGGAAGACATGCGGAATGTTCTTTTAAATATGAATAAGCCATTTGACCAAAACTACATGAATAGATTGTTAAAGGCCAATGATGGTTCTTACTATGTGGACAAAGATGAAGTTTCTAGTTTGATTAAAAAAGTAAACGAGATGCCTAACAACGCAGCACGCCAGATTCAAATGAATATGTTCCAGCCCCCCACAGAGAAGGCCCTTGGCGGTATGATCGAGCGCCAATCCAACGATAACCGCAGATACATGTAAGGAATAATAATGGACTACGAGTCGTTGTTAAAATTAAAAGCAGGAATAGAAGATATTGAATTTTTGTTTAAAACAGCCCGTGGGTCTACTTATGCCCATCATGCGGATACCACTAGCACACGCAATCGGAGTGGGGCAGACCATACAGATAAATCTACAGGTATTCAACAACGGTCTGGCCGAACAATTTACATGTCCCCTGATGCCGTAAATAGTATGGCGGGGTTGTATCAAAACGCTGAGATGGCTACAAAGTTTGTGCCTGTAATGGAAAATGGTAAGCCAACGGGGAAAGTAGCTTTGCAATTAATAGAAGACTACGGGCCTAAAAAAGCAGGAACAGTTTTGGCCACTGCGCCGTACACAACAAAACCTGTTGTAGGTATGAATCCTGTTGAAATTTTTGGTAGCGAAAGTCCTATGGGATCAAGCGGGCGCAATATTCACTTTGGTAATGTTATTACTGAAGTGCAACCCAAACCAGCAAGATTAGGTGGTAAATTAGGTATAGCCGCTGCTTTGGCTTCTGGAACTGGCGCGGCAAGTGCAGGGGAGTTAAGACAAGCTGCTGGAGATGTGGCAGAAAGTTTTTTACCGATAGGCTTAACGCCTTCTACTTTAAATACAGGTGACACCGAAGAATTAATTAAACGTAGAAAAATGCCGCCAACAATTGATAAAGCCCGTGGCGGCATGGTAGAACGTAAAATTGACGATAACCGCAGATACATGTAAGGAATAACATGCCTATAGAAAAGAACAACGACCTGCCTGCTGGCAACATAGATGTTGAAGTTGAGAGCATGGTGGTAGAGGACATGCCTGACATAGAGATCGTGCTTGATCCAGAAACCGGAAGCGTTGATGTAACGCTAGGTGCGGAAGAAGACGAAGTGCCCTTTGGTGCAAATCTGGCCGAGGTCCTTGATTCAAGTGTCTTGCAGCAGATCAGTTCTGAGTTGTTGCCTTTGTTTGAAGCGGATCAAGGCTCGCGTAAAGACTGGGAAGAGCAGTATGGCAAGGGCTTGAAACTGCTTGGCTTTACTTTTGATGAGCGCACACGTCCTTTCAAGGGTGCTGCAGCTACAACACATCCTTTGTTGACAGAAGCAATTGTGCAGTTCCAAGCGCAGGCGCTCAAGGAATTGATGCCCGCGGACGGGCCCGTGCGCACGCGCGTACTGGGGAAAGAGACACGTGAGAAGTTGATGCAGGCGGATCGCGTGCGTGACTTCATGAACTACCAGATCACATCGGTGATGGAAGAGTACACACCGGACTTTGATCAGTTGTTGTTTTATGTAGGTTATGGTGGCTCGGCGTTTAAGAAGGTGTATTACGACGAGGATCGTGACCGGATGGTGAGCAAGTTGATCTTGCCTGACAACTTGTATATTCCGTACAACGGATCGAGTGTGATGAGTGAGTGCCCGCGGATAACGCACGTGGTGCCAATGTCGGTCAATGATTATCGCAAGGCGGTACTTCGTGGTCAGTACTTGGATACTGCAGAGGAGCGCAGCACGTCAGATGTTGGCGACAATATCATTCAGAAAGAAACAGACCGCATTACAAAGATCACGCCCAATACGGACGATGAGGAAATGGAGTTGCTGGAGTTCCAGATTGACTACGATCTGCAGGGCTTTGAGCACACGGATGAGGACGATGAGCCCACGGGCCTCCGCTTGCCTTACATCATCACGATAGACAGGACTTCTGGATCGACGGTGGGTGTGCGTCGCAACTGGAATGAGAGTGATCTGTTGTTCCGCCGCAAGCAATACTACGTGCACTACATGTTGGTGCAGGGCTTGGGCGCGTATGGTTTGGGCTTCTTGCATTTAGTGGGTGGTTTGAGTCAAGCGGCAACTTCTGCGCTGCGTCAGTTGTTAGATGCAGGAACGCTTGTGAATCTGCCGGCAGGCTTTAAGGCCAAGGGCGCGCGCATTATGAATGATGATGTGCCGTTGCAGCCGGGTGAGTTTAGAGACATTGATGCGGGCGGTGTGGAACTCAGTCAGACGCTGATGCCACTGCCGTACAAGGAGCCGAGCCAGACGTTGTTTGCGTTGCTTGGTTTTTGTGCAGATGCAGGCCGCAGGTTGGCCAGTGTCACGGACATGCAGGTAGGAGACAGCAATCAGAATGCAGCGGTAGGTACGACGATTGCGTTGTTGGAAAAGGGCGGACAGGTGATGTCTGCGATCCACAAGCGTTTGCATTACTCGCAGCGGATTGAGTTTAATTTGCTTGCCAAGGGATTTGGCGAGTATCTGCCTGATGAGTATCCGTATGACGTGCCGGGTGAGACAAGGTCAGTCAAGCGTAAAGATTTTGATGACCGCATTGATGTCTTGCCGGTGTCTGACCCCAACATCTTCTCTGTAGCCCAGCGCATTACGATGGCGCAGACGCAACTACAATTGGCGCAGAGTAATCCTCAGATGCACAACATGTATGAGGCATATCGCCGCATGTACCAAGCAATTGGTGTGCGTGATATTGATGCGATTTTGAATACGCAGAATGTGGACAAGCCTAAGGATCCTGCAAGCGAGAACTCGCAGGCGCTGGATGGCTCACCATTGAAAGCTTTTGCTGGTCAGCAGCATGATGCGCACATCATGAACCACCTTTTGTTTGGTATGTCACCTTTGATAGGCGGTATGCCACAGGTAGCGGTGACAATGCAGAAACACATCTTTGATCACATCCGTTTAAAGGCCGAAGAGGCGACGGAAGCAGAGTTGTTTACGCAATACGGCACTGATCCTGACAGCATGGTGTCTGCATTGCAGCGTGAAGCGATGATTGCAATCAAGATTGCTGAGTTCTTTCAGGAAGCTAAAAAGATTCAGGCTGATTTGCAGGGTCCGCCACCGGAAGATCCACTGGTCAAGGTCAAAGAGCAAGAAATTCAGGCCAAAGCGGCCAATGATCAGGCCAAAGACGGCAATGAAAAGGCTCGAATCCAGTTGGATAACCAAAAAATGCAGAGTGATGTGGCTTTGCAGCAGGCAAAACTTGCAATTGATGCTCAAAAACAACAGCGAGGTTAAAAAAACAGCCATGCAGACCAAAACAACCAAGGTTTTGATGCCAAAACCAGAGCCAAAACTTAAAAAAGTACCTGTTAGTAGTGACAAACCTAAGAAAACGTATGTTTATCGCAAAGATGCGTTCAAAAAAGTGTTGATTACGTAACAAACATGTGCATAATGCGCTTAAGCCCACGGACAGGGGTCTCTACTGTCTGCTTCATTGGATAATCCATGCTTGAATTTACTGAAAGAACGCTGATTGCTATTAAAAACCTTCGTCACCAGACGGAGGCGTTGATTGTCAATGGCAGTGTGAAAGATATGGAGCAGTATCGGTTTTTAATGGGACGCCTTGAGGGGTTTAAGTTTGTTGAGATGGAAGTGCAGAATCTTCTCAACAAGGATCAAAACCAATAAGGAGTTTATCAATGGAAATGACTGCGCTGGAAAAGAAATGGGCGGAAGAAGCTTCTGCTCATGTACCTTCCTTGGACGATGCTTACGATAAAGAGGGCAGCCTCATTGTTGAGAAGATTGAACAGAAGGTGATGGACCGAATTCCTACTCCTACGGGGTGGCGAATCGTCATCTTGCCCTACAGAGGGGCAGAAAAAACCAAAGGTGGCATTGTATTGTCAGACCAAACCCGTCAGCGCGAGCAGTCGGCTACGGTTTGTGGCTACGTGCTTGCCGTTGGCCCACTTGCTTACGCCGATGAGAATAAATTCCCAACCGGTCCGTGGTGCAAGAAGGGTGATTGGATTGTTTTTGGTCGATACGCGGGCGCACGCTTGCCGATTGACGAAGGAGAGATCCGAATCATTAATGATGACGAAGTTCTGGCTCTTATCCAGAATCCTGAAGATATCGTTCACTTATAAGGCACCATATGGCAGATAACATGAGCACGGAGCAGTTAGAGTTTAATTTAGGCGAGGATGAAGAGCCCGC